GCGATCTTAAGTCGCTCCCCTTTGACCGCTCGGGAACGCTACCAAATGTGTTCCATGTGGGGCTCGAACCCACGACCTTGAGCTCATAAGACTCATGCTCTAACCAACTGAGCTAAAGGAACACTCATATGTATAAACCCACCTTATTTATACACTAACACCTCAAATATATAAGTTTCAAATTTATAAAATTTAAGGGTTTTTAGCGACACCGGCAGGACCCGAACCTGCGCGGGCAATGCCCAATAGATTTCAAGTCTATCTCCTTAACCACTCGGACACGATGTCTTCATCTAATACAATATACTATAGATTTTAATTCTTAAATAGTTTTATATAAAATAAATTTGAAATTTATTTTGATTATTATAGTAAATTATACTCCTAAAATGGATACCGTAGAAAATGTCTTGTTTGAAGAAGATATACAAGGAATTCCCCTTGAACTTGATTTTGAAAATATACCCACAAAAGATTACTGTGAAATAGTAATACTCTTTAAATATTGTCCGTCACTGGTGAATGATGATATTATATCTGTCACTGAAGAAATTATATCAAGAATTGAAACTACTTACTTCCGTGTTAACAATGATATATATAAAATGATAAATAATCTTCATTCCATGCTACATAAAATCCCAAATACAACAAATTTAATAGATAGACTTATATTGCATTGTCCTTGGATATCAAAGTCACCTGCCGTAGATCCCGTTTCTAGTCCGAAAATAATGAAGAAAATGAAAGTAAAATCTCAAACACTTGGATCTATTAATAAGGCGCCTGTCATAATGAAAAAGGAAAACAATAGTGATCCACCCTTAAAAAAAAGTCTCCTTTGTCCCTGTTAATAAATTATTCCATAAAATAAGATAAAAATAAACGCATTTTTTATGATTTAAAATATTTATATTTAATAAATGTTTAAATTTATCTTTTCTTTTTTTACACTTATCAATAGTGTATATCCTTTAGAAGTTAACAGTACTTATATGTATACGTATTTAGATTATGTAAAAGAGTATAATAAAGTCTTCAATTATGATAACTTTTTAACCTTTAAAAACAATATAGAATTTATTCAAAAACATAATAATAATAATCATTCATATGTTTTAGAAATCAACCAATTATCTGATCAAAAGATATCTTCAAACCCTATAATATATCAAACTACTAACACTACATATGGTGGCGAAGATAAAAATATAATATTACCCCCTTCAACCGATTGGAGGAAAAAAGATATCATTACGAATGTAAAAAATCAAGGAAGGTGTGGTTCATGTTGGTCATTTAGTGCGACAGGTTCCATAGAAGCAATTCACGCTATCAAGACAGGAAATCTTTTAAATATTTCAGAACAACAATTAGTTGATTGTTCGGGAAACTATGGTAATAAGGGTTGTCAGGGTGGATCAATGGATAGTGCTTTTAAATATGTTATTGATAATGGATTGTGTTCTGAAGAAGAATATCCATATGAAGGCACAGAAGGAAAATGTATGGTTTGTAAAGATGTTATTAATATAAGTGATTATAAGGACGTAATACCAAATAATGAAGATATACTAAAAAGGGTCGTAAATCAACAACCGGTATCCGTTGCGATTCAAGCAAATTTAAAATCATTTCAACTTTACTCCTCGGGGATCTATTCAGATCCATCGTGTGGAACACAATTAGACCACGGTGTACTTATTGTCGGTTATGGAAATGATATGTTTCATAATATGGATTACTGGATTGTAAAAAATTCATGGGGACCTCAATGGGGTGAAAATGGTTATATTAGAATTCAAAGGAATATAGAAAATAATAGTGGTTTATGCGGAATTGCTATGCAACCAAGTATCCCTATAAATTAAAACATTTTCTTTCGGTCAATGCTTCCAAGAATATGAAACAAGTTTCCATTAGATAATATTCTAGATTATATTTATAAAATCAGTAAATAGATTATCACTGTTTCCCGAATCGGACAACTCTTCTGAGAAATTATCCATAACTGAAAGCAAATCATTAGTCAATTTGCTTTCAATTTCTCCTACCTCTTCATCATCTATGAGATGTGTTTTATTATATTCTACAGTATCTATATTTTGCTTCAAAATATTAATAATTCGTATTCCCTCTTTAGATGTTATGATTTTAGATATTACTTTCTCAAATTCTCTAGTGATTTCAAGTATCATATCATTATTGGAACTCATATATATATATATGATATGATAATATTTTTATTACGGATTTCCCACTTTACTATCAATATTCTTTTTATGGAGTTTTTCTAAGTTATCTAACATACTATTCCAACTTCCCTCATTATGCCCCTCGCCACCAGCATATGATTTCGCACATTCCATAATGTCATCCTTCATAATACTTAAATTTTTATTCTTAGAAACCCTTTCAATAAATTTTGCCATATCTTCAATATTATGTATTTTTTGCAATTTCGTAAAACCAAATTCTGTTAAACTTACTATTTCTCCACTAACTTTTCCAACATTTTTAACATGTATAAAGATATCTTTCATATAATTTCTAATGGTAGGTGATAATAGTGGATACACATATCCAATAAATATCATATATAATCCATTATTTGTAATATCTTCGCAATCAAAATTATCATTTGTCCTTAATACTTCGGTAACATTTGTAATATTTTCCATTTATATCCTACTACTAAATATTTTTTTAAATATTAAATATATATATATATGTCTGAAAATTCAAAGAAAACTTCAAGAAAAAAAAGAACTCTAAAAAGGAGGCAATCATTACCTTCAAAAACAAAAAGTAGGATGTTAAGCACAGATTCTTCAGAAAAAAGGAATCGTCTCGCACAAACTTTGTTTGGAACTTTTAAAGAACCTCATCAAATTGAAATGGAGAATATTAGAAAATTAGCAGATGCAAAAATTGTTCGTGGTGAAGATGGAAAAAGAAAACTTAAGTATACTGCACCCTTACCTTTAACATTAAGACAAGAGGAATGGATAGAAGAAAAGAAAAAAATAGAAGCAGGTAAACAAGATTATGCGATCCGTAAAACAAAAGAAATTATGGAAAAACCACTTGATTCTATTTCGTTTCAAGACCTACCCGCTGGACACGATGATCCTATGCCACTATTAAATAGTTTAAATTGTAATGATAGATTAAATTGGTGTATGTCACAGAGTCCAGGGACTTGTGCTCCAGGTACTCCAATAGAACAAAAGTATACCTACGCATGTAAAATCTATAATTATATTGAAAAAAGAATAAGAGAAGATATCATTGGTTTAGATAAACCAAACTTTGATAGCGAAGATTTTGAAGATATTATGCTTGAAACTGAAGTATATTATGAAAATATAATGAATTTACCTTTAAAAACATATATAGAATGCTTTTCATCATACGGCAATGGTATAGCTGGTTATGAATTCTACATACAATGTGATTTTTATAATAATAGTATTCTTTTGTTAGAAGAAGATCAATTTGACGAATTATTTGAATTACAACAAAGATTAGTTTATATTAAAAATAATATGTGGTCTGAAGAAGATTTCATGCATGCTGTAGAAAATTTTATAACAGTTGATGTAATTAAACAAATTTATAAGGATCATTCACCAACAAGACCTATCATGGGTGGGAGACTTGTAACATTAAAAAATTACAAGGAAGGTTCACTGAGATGGTGGAGGGCAGCATTAGGGTGTGAATCTTATCCGGTTCCTATTCCAAATACAGAAGTAGTTGATCCCATAAAGTTTAAAATTTTAAATGAATTATTCCGATTTGATGGACTTCCCGCTTGGAGTCCAGGATTATTTACTGGTAAATGTTTTGAAGGTGTTGAGGGTTATAACCACCTTATATCAGGGGCAAGAGAAAAAGGACCTCTCATGAAAGACCTCATAAAATATTTTAGAGATTATAGAACAAGGAATAAAGCAATGGACGAACTTCTTTCTATATTGAATAACTTCCGTTATTATGGTAAGGTCCAGAGTATTACACAAAATCATTTAACAGAAAATTTAGTAGCACAATTTATGCTTGAATTCTTTAAATTATTATCTTTTAGTGGAGGGGACGAATGGAGTGATGGATACTATTTATATAACCTTACTAATGATATAGAAGAAAAGGTATTAGACTATGAGAATAATAAAAAAAGTCGTTTAGATACAATCTAAGAAAAACTCCTAATATTTTTTTTGACTTGTTCTTTTTTTTTATCCAACTCTTCTTTATTTTTTAAAAATTGTTGCAGTTTTGGACAATCTTTTTCTGCGATATTTTTACTTGTACATTCTTGTATCGTATCGTTTATCTGGTGTATTAAAAAAAATAATTGTTCCTCTAGTTCTATTAAGTCTTCCATATAAATTTCATATTGTTGTTCCTTGATAATTCGTTGAGAAATATCCCGCCCATATTCGTTAGAAACCAAGTTTAAAAACATACCTAATAATTTTTTAGGTTTTATAAATATACCCCTTTCCTCTCCTAAAAGGGATTTTTCTTTAATATACCTGATCACCTCATATTCTATATCTTCATTTATTGGTATAGAAAGCAAAACTGGAATATAAAACATATCAATATGTCTACGTGGAATTCCCCAAGCCAACTCAGAAAAATATGCCGAACGAATTTTCTCTTTATGATTCATGTCTTTAAATTGTATTCGTGAGTTTTCTGAAACGGGGGGAGATAACAATTCAGGGTTCCCTTCTTCGCTACTTCTTATGATTAACTCTGGTCTCTCAGTCAACGGTTGTATCTCTGGAGACTCTGTTCCTCCATGTAGTCATAATTTTTTTTTCGTCCTCTTCTTCTTTCTTCTCGTCTTTCTTTTTGTCCGCTTCTTCTTCTTAGAACCACCATCTAATGAGTCTATGAATGGTCCTGGTATCCTTTCAATAAGTTTCATGTTTCTCGTCTTATTTGATAAAATATATCTTTTCATATTATCTCCTAATATTTTGAGATAACCTCTAGGAGTTCCCGTAACCACTCCTTTTAAACCATCTCCCCACATTATACTATCCCCTATCTGAAATTGAGGCGTTGGGGGTTCTGTATAATCCTCAGGAACCATCCGACTTTCAGAATATTTGGCGTCTTCAATAAGATTTAAACTTTTCTGAGTATTCATTATCTGTTCTATTAACTCCATATCAACACCCATCCCTTCTCCAATTGGAATTGTCAATGATTTTAAACCTCTTGAAACATTTAACCGTTGCATAGCGGATACTAAATCTTGATTTTTCCCCTGGGATATCGTATTACGACGTAATGTTGTAGGATGAGGGTGATTGGGTTTTGATACATTTACCTTCTCTCCAAGAATATTAAATGTATCAAAATCTAAATATGATAATGGTGAGTTTTCATCATCCATACCTCTCGCAACATTTACAATTTTTTTCCTATTAAACGTTTGATAACTTTCTATCCAGTATTTTCTTAAGTTTGGATGGCATAATAAGGACAACCTTTGTGCTCTAGTAAATTGACTATGTGGATCCCCTGGGTCAGTATATCTCATTACTTTTTGTAGTCCCATCTGAGAATTTACCCTTCTCCAGTTATCACCTAGTACATCAAACTCTAAATTAGTTAATCCTTGATCTTTTAATCCGAATTTGATCAATAATTTAAACATATCGGAACAAGTATTAATTGTAGTCTTTATTCTATTTTCATGAAATTGGTGTGGGTGGTGTAAATTATTAGTGTTGAGGAGTATGGTATTTGGATATTTCATATTGGCATATTGTATGATGTCTACAATAGGACTGATACATTTCCTGGAATTTATTACATCATGTTCTATATACTCTAATAAAACTTTTAGTATTTTAACTGAATTATCTGAAATACTTTGTCTGGTTATATCACTAGTCATTACAAATGCATTCATATTATGCATGCGCTCGCGCCACGAGTTATATGTCACCGGCATGCCGATTCGCGGGCCAGGGATAGGTCTGGTCAAAGAAAGCTCTTCAGCAAACCACGGTAATAATTGTGGGGTCGCTGGATGAGGGTAGTTGTGGTTACATGGGATACTCCCAGCATCACCTCCACCTGATGCGAACGTCAATAATTCGTCCGATAAACTCATTACTGTATATAGTGGATTCGCAAACTTTTTTGACTCTTCGCGAGAAGAATCTTGATTTAATCCCCCAATCCTTACTCCACCCACACCAGCACGTAAGATTGTTCCACGCGTTGTTGTTGCTAATGGAGAACTAAATAATTCAGTCCACGATAATAAACTCCTGTGTCCTGGTTGTATTTGTCTTATTAACCGATTAATAGTTGACTTATGTTCTTCTAAAAAATCTCTTAAAATATCTATATTTGGTTCAAGAATGATATCTTTATATTTTTCTTCAACAATTCTACTTACACATATATTAAGGTATTCATCCGTCGATCTAGGTTCCCTCATACTATTTCTTTCTTGTTGATTATATAACCTATTATATTCAGTCACTAATTCTTGCTTAGATTTCTTCGGTTCCGTCTTGCCCTGAACAGTCTTTAATGTAGTATCTTCGGAAGTTTCCATGCTTTCCGTAAGTTTACTAACTAGTTCTGCTTTTTTCCCGGTTGTTGATAAACCTCGCGATGCGAGTTCTGAACGTAGTTCAGTAACTTTTAGAGTGCTTGGTTTTACAAAAGAATACATAAATTCTTCTCTTTCTTTTAAAAAATAAGGATACCACCAAGTTGCGATACTATTCTGATTTAATATCGCATTTAATTCAACCAATACTCTCCACTCACGGGTTTCGGGATTATTTTCTAATAATCCTAAACATCTCTGATATCCATTATGGGATGTATTTGTTAAGATTTTTGTCTCATCAAATAAATCTAAATCTTCTTGCTCCATATATATAATGATATAATTAAATTTGAAATGGATATAAAATTATATCAACTACAATAAATATGTTCCCAATTGACGCAGACGTCATCTATGGAAAGTCTCTCATGTACAAAGAAGATCCTGAAAAGGTTCAAGAAATAAAAGAGATAAATCAGCATCTCACAATCATGTATTATTTAGAAGAACAAAACTCAAAATCGGATACTCTTATAACAGGAATGAATAATATTTTAAAAAAGTCATCGGATAAAAATAAAGTAGGTGATAGTAATTAATGATATCTTATTCTATTCATATTTTCTCGCAAATTTTTGATACATCACACCTCCTTTATCTTCGCTATCAACTTCATCCGGAGGACGGTAAATAGATTCTTTTATACCTGGAACAAGACTCCTCATAGTCGTGAGCATATGTAACTCTCTTACTTTTGTAAAATGATATAATATTTCAGTTATCCTCCAATGATCTAAATGATAATACTCTTTAATTATTTGATATATTTCTTCAGGGGTAAGGTCATACTCTTTAATAATTAACGCAATCAGTGTTACTACTTTGTCTTTATCATTAGGGGTTATTTTTACATCATATTTGGTCCCCTTCTTATGTAATGTCCAACCTAAAGACTTTTGAAGTTTATCTGTTAAACCCTCATTCCGTTCTATTGTTAAATATTTTTTTTCTATTTTCATTAATTCATCAATCATAGGATAAGGTTCTTCTTCCATTATACCTTCCATATATTATAAGTTTTATATTAAAATAGTAATAAATCGCTTTTATTGCTATATGTGTTTCGTAGTAAACTATTCATATAGAATATTTCACCTTGTTGATCAATAATTAATTTCCTACAAAAATCTAAAAGATAACTATTATTTGTATGTAATAATAACCTTTTACTCATATCTATTGCGACTTGGTGATGAGGTATCATATGTTCTAAATAACTTTTATCTGTTATTTTCATTACTTTCATATGAGCTGAGTGATCATTTGGTTTAAAAAATAAAGGATTACATGGTCCATCTTTAGATTTTGACATCACTGGTTCAAAAACATCTAACTTTGTAACTACATTATCAACAATCCATGGGTCATTATCAAATACGGTTTTCGCCAAACCTTCTTTCATAAAATTCATTTCCCATATTTCATATGCCTGTTTACGGATAATATTTCTACATAAATGTAATAACTCGGCATTATTTGTATGTGGTATAAGCATATTACTCATGTCAATAGCGACTTGATGATGAGGTATCATATGCTCTAAGTATTCAATATCAGTTAATTTATCTGTACAAGGGTTACTTCCCTTTTTTAATTCCATAGTATGGTTTTTATGATTATGTTCATTTGTCATATGATTATGTTCATTTGTCATATGTTCATGATATTTGTGATCCATATATATATATATATAAATATATTAATTAATATTCTTTTAATATTTTGTTAAATAAATTTGACAATGAGTTTATTAAAATAAAAAAAATGCAATCTTGGATTTGTAAATATTGTCAAAAAGACTATTTACATGTTCGCTTATGCGTCTATCACGAACTAAGCGAATGTAATAAGAATCCAAAGTTTAAATATGCTTTAGATAACACTAAAAATGGAGATAAAAACGAAGAAAAAATGAAAGGTAATGTTGACTCTAAACAAAGACATTAAAATCTTCTGGTTTTGGAGAAAAGTTATTAACAATTCTTAATGTTCTCAATAATTCTAAATAATAATTTGTATTTACATTATAATTCATATGCATATCAATATTATTTTTATCATATAAAGATGTCTTTATTACTTCCGAATGTAATTTACAAAGATATGATCTGTTGTCCCCTAAACTATAAGAAATATCTATAAAACCTTTATTATCCTCGCAAATTGTTGTAGGGAAAAAGATTAGATCTTGTTTCGCCTCTTTACTCGGTAACTGAAAAAAAGGACTTAATTTTGTAATTTCCCCCTTATTCATATCTAAGATAAAGAAAAATCCCAAATATAATTTGTAAAATCTCTTGAAATATTCTTTATCTGTTTTATCATATTTTGATTTATCTATAGTTGGTATTAAAAATTTATTTAAATCTGTTGAATCCTTGTAGTCTAATACAGCATGACCCATACCTAATAGTTTTCCACCAAATGGGAGTAAATTACTACTATTTCTTAGATGGAAATCTAAATCACCGAAACTATTTTCTATTTTATTAATAGTTTTATCATTTTTATTTAATACTATTTTACATTTATTAGCACCAACAACTTCCATAACTGTTAAAGGATTTATATCATAAAGCATATACATTTTATTTTTGTATGAAAATGGTCCCCAATTTTTCTCAAAATCTGATGACAATGTTTCACATATTTTTGTTTTATTACTATCATAATCTAATGCATCAACATCAATGGTTGATAAGTACATATGTCTTTTACGGTTTTCTTTTTTATCATCATCAATTTCATTCACCAACATAAAAATATTATTTTTATAATAAAACAATCTTGGATCTTCAGGTCCTTCAAGGATTGTTTTTTGATGTTCTATAATTTTCTTTTTAAACTCTTTGAATTTTAAATTTTTATCTTTTAAAATTTTTAGATCTATATCAATTATATTTTGTTTCTTTTTTTTATAATTAGAACTCATCCTTGTTAAAATTATAAAGTTAATACCATCCCATGTTCGGATATTACCATACCAACCACGACTTGCTACTAAATAATCATTAGTATCCTTTATAGGTAATACTGAACTATTGAATATAGTGATATCTTTATTTTTTAATAGTTTATTATCTTTTTTAATTTCTTCAGTCAAATCAATTGATTTCATAACTAATTCATTACTACGAAAGTCATACATTTATATTAATATATATTAAAAAATTTTTTTAAAAAAAGAAAAGTTAATCTTAAAAACATGAAAATTTCTTTTCTCTGGGTCTTCTTTCTTCATTTATAATCCGGATTATTTCTTTTAATTCTTGTTCTCTTTTATATTTAGTTACTCGTTTATCTAAATTTTTAAAAAGTTGAATTAGTCTTTCTATTTCTTTATCTTTTTCATCTAATTTTTTTAACAAAAAATCACATTCGTCATTTAATTTTTCAATCACGTTTACACCATGTGGAAATTCATTATAATAATCGTGTATTTGAGGTTCCATTATATTATATATTTATATTACAAAGATATTATTCTATTTTGGTGCGCCATAAAATTTAAATCCATCATAATGTTTGAATAAATCTATATCATTTGAAAATTTCCCTTCTTCTCCATCATATGAAGATATTTCATTTCCATACTTTTCAATACTAATAGATTGCCTTTCTGTATCGTATAGATTTTTATAATGAATTTGAATATCATTCACAACACGATCATCCCAATTTTGTTTTTCTTTTTCAACAATATTCAGTTGAATCAGTGGTTCATCAATACTATCAAACGCATGGGTATATTCACCCATTCCAATTACTTTAAATGTATCATCATTTTCCTGACAAAACCAAAGGATATCTCCAGCATTAATCCAGTTATCTATATATGTGCGATTATTCTCAGATACTCCCCAGAAAGGGTAGTTACTATTCTGAAAATTCACACCATCACCCACATTTATTATATGGTGGAGCATACTCTTATTAGGTCTTGAAATTTCTCTCATAGTATTATACTTTTTCATTAATATATGTTTATATATTAATCAAATTTATTTTGATTTACCATATCCGCTAATACCTATCCCCATACCAGCAATAAATAGAATGAATAACCACATCAAACACATTGGGTGTTTTTCACCCCAGAAATGGAAACATTTATCACAACAACTTTCTTTATCTCCATCATCATCTATACTCTTCACATTGATTACAATAACCATTCTTTCTATATTATTTTATGAATATCTTTATATCAAATTTGAAAAAGATAATAAGTGTATTAAAATAAGTAATGGACTACGAAAAACAACTTAGAGAAGAAGGGAAATATTCTGAAGTAGAAATTCAAGAAAAAACAATGCTTATGAATTGTTTGAAAACTAAATTGATTAAACATCACGAACTATATAGATTTCCAGTTAAAGCGGAATTGTGGGAAGATATTTGGGATCAATGTATAAACCCTAGCGGAAGTAATTGGGTTGGTGGGGGACATCAATCAGGGGCAGACACTCTAGATGAAACTTCAAAGATTTCATATCAAAACAAATCAGGACAGATAGAAAATGGTATTGTTAAGATAACCAGTCACAGGACTAAAAAATATCCATCGTTTGAAGAAAAACTTGATTTTATAACACAAAATCACTGTGATAAATATGTCTTATTGTCTAGAGATGAATCAGAATGGAAAAATGGCGTTAAATCTTACTATTTAATGATGTTTGATAGTAGTCAACTAGATTTTCGTTCATTAGAATGGTCCAAACATATTCTTAAAACCGGTAAAAAAAAGGGAGAACATAATGGTGGATATATAGGAAAAGGGGATGCTGGGAAATTTTCTGCCCGGATAGATGGACCAGGATCCTCTAACCAACTACATATTTCAATTAATATTGATTATATCGGTGGATATACAAAGGTTATCATTCCTTAGAAAACACATAAGTAACATCTCCATCTGTAGTCTTATTCTTACTAGTATTTTTTTTGATAGAATATTCTCTATCTAATTTCCATCCATTTTCAGAATGGATTCTAATCACATCGTCCAAAAGACTATACTTTTCTTTTGTTTTGATATTCTTCACTGACCAACAACTATACTTTTCTACGTGTGTACAAATATATTCAATAATTGGTTTTATGAAATTATCAATCCATTCTTCATATGTTTCGTATTTCTTTATTGACTGAGTCGGTTCATGAGAATATACCTCAAGGTCAAAATAGGGTGGACTAGTCAAACACATATCAAACTTTTGATCATCTAATTCTTCTAGAACAGTTTCTACACCTCTATTGTAAAGTGTTACTTGATCTTCAATATCTAGACCGTTTACCATCCCTTCTAAACCATTGAAGGTTTTTGTAAAAGGTTCGCAACCCGTATAATGATAATTTTCTCCTAGACATGTTGTCCCGATCATTCTACCCCCCCAACCAATACAGGGATCAAATACAGTCTTACAATCAAGTGCTTTTACAATTGACTTTGTCATAATAGGAGAATAAATCGTAACTGGGTTGAACTTAATCGCTCTTTTAAATTCTGAAAAATTACTATTAACCGTTCTATTAGGTTTATCAAGTGATTTAAATGCTTTTGTAATGTTTTCTCTTGTCCAAAGTTTAAGGATATTTGATCCTTTATGGTCTTCAACTTCGCAAATATGAGGCATATATTTTCGTATGATAGTATTTGACTTACTTGTTTTTTGTGCCGTGATTTTATCTGGACTGACAGTGTCCTTCTTAAGGTGACCGTATTCGTTATTTAGATCTATCTCTTTTTCAAAGAACTCTTGGGTTTTAGCAAACCCTGCATATACAAATTCATCAATAATTTTAGGGACAACTTCATCGTATTTTTCACGGGTAATGTGTTCATGATCATGACATGCTGTAAATTTACCATTACCATCAATAATACCCAATTTACCTTCCACAGTAATAGGGTCTTTTTTTTGATATTCCGCCAAATGGAGTCCACATCGGTGATTAATGTATTTCTTTGATACAGTAAACATATTTATATTAAAAGATAAAAAAAATTTTAAATATTATTCAAATTTTATTGAACTACATCCCAATCTCCCCAATTTGTTTTACTCATTGATTGATTACAACCAGAACATATTGGACGTAGGTTACTAACCTCTGTTACACCACCATTATATTCTGATATAATATGACCACACTGAAAACCATTCTTAACACCTGTTTTTAATACAATATTACAAAATGAAATCGGACATACACCTGTTTCATTTTCTCCAAATTCTCTTCTCCAAACTGCTTTTCTTTTATAGGAACTTATATTTGCTTTTATAGCACGTGTATTATGATATGGGTCTTTTGTTTTATCACTCAACCACTCTACAAAATTATTTCTTTTTAGAGAAAAGATAACTTTTTCATTGATTAGTTTCTTTTCAGGGGCATAATAGATTGTTGGATTTTGTTCTAAATTAATAGAATACCTATTTATATCAAAGAATTTGTTATTTTCTTCTTTTAAAGAATTATATGCTTCCTGTGAATTTGTAAATTTTTCAAAAAAGTTTATGGTATCTAGTTCTATTACAAATTCTTCAATTGTTTTCGTTTTTCCTGTATCTGTTTTTCTATTCGCGAAATGAGTTTTATGATAATCTTTTAGTTTTCCCGTAAATTCTTCTTTGGTAATTTGTTTAAGATCATTATCACTAACATAATATTGGTTTTTCAGGGAATCTATATTCACAGAACAGAAGATATCTTTCATAATTTCTTCAGAACTACAAATATACCAGCAAAATACCAAATGATCATTTACACCGTGATTACTATATAATGATTTTGCCATTTCTATCCTATGTTGACCATCAATAATATACCAATTATCTTTTAAACAACCGATGATAATATGATTTTTAAATTTTAGTAGTAATGGATTTTTAAGATATTCATCGGACATTTTTTCAATTTTCTCCTCAAGGAGTGATCCTTGATAATTTGGTTTACGGATATTTTCCATTTTAGGATTATTAAAGATATCTTCAAATGTCACATTTGTTTGAATATAATTATTTGTCTTATCAACTTGCTTTCCAATGTAATGGTGTCTAGGCATATTACCTCTTTTAATATTATTAAAGATAATAATTTTAAGTATTTTTTTAAATTATTATTTTATTTTCATAATAAATTTTTAAAAAAGAAAATAGTCAAATAAATTTAATTGCACACACCATTTACACATGATGTTGATTCTACACTTCTTGTAGTTTCTACACTTTCTACTCTTTGTGTACTACTACTACGTCTATTTCCAGAAGTCCTTGTAGTTTCTGAATCCGAAACATTTATGTTTACAGTTTCTCTACCATTCTCAGAACCGTCGCTATTATCTCCTGTAGTTACAGTTGTTTCTTCGGTTACTTCTTCAGTTACTTCTTGAGTCTCGTTATTATTTATAAAACTCATTATTCCCCAAACTGCCAACGGACCAAAAATTAAAAATATTACAAACCCAATTACATACTTAAAAACGGATGTTTTATGAAAAGGTAATACCTTTTTAGCGGGTGATACTCCAGTCGGTAATCCAGTTGAACCTCCTGATAAATTCCGCACTAGTATTCTTCTTAATATAGACATATTTTTTGAATGAATACCGGAACTCATATATATATATATAAACGAAATATAAAAAAAATAATTATTTAAATACAAACCGCTCATTATTAGTAGTATTAACAAAACTTATGGAACCAGAACCTGAATCACAGGAGCGGATTTTTATCCCACCCGATTTTTATTGTCCAATAACAGGTGAACTACTCGTTGAACCTGTTACTGACCCAGCGGGTCATACATATGAAAAAACAAGTATTTTAAAATGGCTTGGAGTAAAAAATGTATCGCCATTAACACAGGCACCACTATATCCAGATGATCTCACAGATAATATTGCTATGAAAAGAAGTATTGATTCAATTCGTGATAAATTACAAAGTGATCAATTAAAGATTGAATCAAAAATTATGGATACAAAACTAGCACCTTACAAAGAAAAGTTAGATGAAATTACAATTGATCAATATTATCATAATGGAAAACTGGTTGTTTCCATTAATACACCCGAAGTTCAAAAACGACCACCAATTGACATAGTTTTATGTATTGATGTATCATATTCTATGTCCGAAGAAGCAACTCTCAAGGGAAATAAAAATGAAAAAATCAGTCATGGAATATCTGTCCTATCATTAACTATTTCTGCCGCAAAAACTATCTTATATAGTCTTGAAGATGAAGATAATATTTCAATCATTACATTCAGTTCACATGCAGTTACTGTTGTTAAGAATCAAGCATGTACCGCAGAAAATAAAACACTAATTTCGTTAGAACTTGATTCTCTAAGACCAGTCGCAAATACAAATATGTGGTCAGGTATAATTGCCTCACTAGATACTCTTAAAGAAACATCCCCCCCTGAAAAAAATAAAGGTGTTATCCTCCTTACAGATGGTATTCCAAATGTAGAACCCCCACGTGGACATGAAGCAATGCTTGAAAAATATTTTACAGATAACGGTTTTAGATGTATGGTATCTACCTACGGATTTGGTTATAACCTTGATTCAAACCTACTATTGAATATATCAAACATTTCAGGTGGAGATGGTTATTCTTTCATCCCAGATGCTTCTATCCTTGGGAGTGTATTTATTAACGGTATAAGTAACCTCCTCACAACATCACTATATAACCCTAAACTTAGGATAGATCTTTCACATGGTGCTAAATTCAAAGATGGAAATAGTTCTTTTGAAATAACAATTGATTCCTTAAAATATGGTAAGAGTAAGAATTTTGTTTTTGATATAGACTTATATAGAGGAGAATCACTTGTACAAAGGGCACATTCTGCTAGACAATCCGAAAATAAACAATTTACGATTTCTACATTAATTCTACCCCACAAAGAAATAGTTTCAACTCAGAATACCTGTAATGTTGCTATGATACAGCGTCAACTTATTAGGGTAGAAGCAATTGATACTATTAATCAATGTATTAATCTTAAGAAATTTAATGATGATAGTTTTAAAACTACCGTTAATGATTTCTATCAAAAACTAGTCCGATGTCATTCAGAGACAAAAGACACATATATCCATAATATTCTCCTTGATTTTGAGGGACAAGTTAAAGAAGCATTAAATATGACATCGGATGGTGAAAGGGGTGATTGGTTTTCACGTTGGGGTGTTCATTATCTCAGATCACTACAGGGTGCGTATATGAATGAAATGTGTAATAATTTCAAAGATAAAGGTATCTTTAATTTTAAGACACCTATGTTTGACCGTATATGTGATAATATTTCTACTGTGTTTGAAGCGATTCCTCCCCCAAAACCGGATATTGTTAGAGTAGAACCACCGATTGTTACAAGGGGTGGAGGGATGAGTATTCCAGTCAAGAGGAACGCACCTGCCCCTCTAAGGAGTATGTCTGCTTACAACAACGCGGGTGGAGGATGTTGTATCGGAACTAGTGGTGTTCTTATGGCAAATAAAACTATTCGTGCGATTCAAGATATCAAAAAAGGAGATAGAATCTTTACATGTGACCCAAATAACCACAATGAAACTCCAATTAGTGAAGTAGAATGTCTTGTTTATACAGAATCTTATGGAGAAGAGGAACTACTTTCAACCATAAGTAATGCTGCTACATCTCTGACACTTACACCATATCATCCTGTTATCAATTCAGTCACAGATAAATGGGTTTTTCCAATCAACATTTCACCTCCTCAACTCAGGAAGTCTAGAGGGGTCTACACAATTGTTGTTAAGAATCGCTATCCAATCATTATTCAGGGTTTTACCTATGCTACCCTCGGACACAATATTACTGGAGAGGTAATTGGTCACCCTTTCTTTGGTTCAGACAGAGTAATCAACGATCTAAAAAAAATAAACACATATGATGATGGATTTGTCCATCTAAATAAAGAAGATTATAAAAGGGAAAATGAGATTGTTGTTGCTATTGTTAAAAGTTAAATAAACGTTATTTTTCTTTTATGAAACTATTACCGTTTTCTATGTCATAAATCCATTTAACTGGAAAGTTCGCACCAGGTTCTTCTTTATTAAGAAGAACTTTTAATCCTCTCACTAATGTAAGGAGTTCCATACCGTCTTTACCTAAAACAATAGTTAAGATCGGTTCCATTTTAGAACGTTCCATCGCCGCCCCCCCATTACCACTTTCATTTCCATATAAACGTGTGATACATTCTTCCATTTGATTAAAATTTATATATTTACATTCTTCTCCATAGATGTATTTTGCTGCCGCAGCGATTGCTGGTTTGTATTCTTCCATAATATTATATATATTATTGTATGCTAGTATATATATTCAAATTTATTTAAGTGAAAGAATATACATCATATATTCTTTGTATGAATTATAATCATTATATTCTAGTTCTGGGTGATATTTAATAATAGCATGTTTTCGTGTAAATGAAAGTTTATCTAATGAATTCAGACTTTGAAGGGCATACATATAATATTCTTTTAATTGAGAATTATGTTTACTAATATCAAGGATAAGTGTTTTGTTAAGAGATAACGCGTAACCCCATTCTGAAAATGAACAGAAACAATCATTATCAGGATTAACTTTTAATGAAAAGACACGACATTTATCAATCATTTCTTTATTGCGTTTTTCTACAATGTTTTGAATAGAAGATATACTTCTATACAATTCACTATAATCATCGTAATCACCATTCACAGAAGAACCATGGGCACATTCTATATTACCATTTACAATTATACAAGGACCTGTTATACTTGTTAATTTATTTATGGGTCTTATAGGTAATGACTTATCAATATTTACAAAATCAGAATACTTAATAAGTTGTTCTGAATTATGGATATTTACAACACCATGTTTAGAACATGCGATAGTATTTAATACATCATTTTTAGAATCTTTATTATCATCGTATACAATTAATCTAGATACTTTTCTACCATTATCTCTATCTATTTCTATCTTACCTGAAAGAAAATAAGGGGTTTTTATAGATTTACTACATTGCGGACATTTATCTTTTTCAGAACATGTTTTTTTACTACAACTTTCACACATTAAGAAACTACATCCACATCCATTTGTGTAACCATAATCATTCTCACAAACATTGCAACTCATATTTTATAATATTTAACTCATTACCTTCAAATTTGTTAATTTTTTTTCTCATTTTGAAGTATTTTCCATAATTTTTGAAGTTCTATATATTGTTTTTCATTTATATCTGTGAGACCAATAATACCTTTATTTTTTGTTTTCAGTTTTTTAGGTAATTTATTAATATAAGTTTCTTCCACCATTTATTATTAAGAATCATTATTTTTATAAATAAATTTAACAATTATTATTTTCAAATCGGAATAATTGGGATAAGGAAACAGAAGAAGCAATAAAAAAATATGATGAACCAGAAATTATATGTATTTGAAGGAAAAAGTTGAAATAATAGAACTATTCTACTAATGATTTACACGTTCGCTCCTCGCTGCTGCCCGTCCGATTACATTAAACTCCACCTTCATCCCCCGCCACTCAATATCGTGGCGGGCGAATCGCCGATGCTCTGGAACACTCACCTCATGCTCTCCAATCTCGCACCCAGGTAGAGTATCCCTCAAGGAGTTGAGGGCGCGGGTCTTTTTTGCGAGGAGACGCGCTTCCCTCACATACCCCCTCGCAATGGTGTTGTGGACACTGAGCTCATGACAGCGGCGGAAGCGGGTAAGATCGTATGGGATCTTCCTCGGTATATTTGAAGGGCGACAACTCTCCAGTG